TGCTGTATATTCAATAACAGTAGGTAAATGATTTTTATCAACTTCAAAATAAAATTCATCAAAGGCAATATTCCTGCTATACTCACAAGTAACTTTAGTTAGTTCTTCTTCTCTTTCAATAAAAATAACTGTTTCTGCTTTTTTCAAAATACTACTTCCAACGTGGCCGACAGGTTTAGAAGTTCCAAAATTCTTATGCAATATTCCTGTTATATGACATTTAGTTTTGCTAGTCCATTGCAATAATTTTTCAGTTAAATTTGTACTTTGTTCTAAACTGTTGAAGTCGGTAACTAAATCTACAAATCCATCAATACTTACTAAACCAATATCGTTTCTAAATTGGCTTTCTAAAAGCATATACTCAATAAATTCAAATCTTAATTTAGGCTCGTACTGTCTTAAGGAATACGTTTTATAACGTTCATCATTTACTCCTACCATTTCAATAACTCGTCTTGTTACTCTTTGCGTATGGAAATGCGATTGTTCGGTGTCAAATTCTAAAACCAATTTATCATAGTTGTTATGCCCTTTAATGCTACTATATAAATTTGCATTGCCACCCAAGTAACCAGCAACTAACATTGATTTAAAAAATGTTTTCTTTGATTTAGATGCTCCAACAATACAACTGAAATCTCCATAACTTCCAATCGGTGTTGGATAGTAAATACCTTTGTATTCTTTTTCTCCTAGCGATATTGCTATTGGTTGTGGTTTAATGTCTAAACTCGCATCAATGTAACTTTCACTTTCAATCTTTGAAAAGTCTATTATTTCGCTTTTAACTTCTCCGAGTGTTATTTTTGGAATTTCTATCATAATTTATTTTTTATTTATTAATCTGTACAACCTCCACTATTACAACTTGAACCAACTCCAAAAGAAAAATCATTTTGTAAACCTATTTTTTGAATATTAAAATAAGAAGTACCTTGTTTCCATTTTCTTTTTTTACTTTCTTGTTCTGCAAACCATTGCATTTTTAAAGGTTCGTCATCCCAATTTTTACGAAGTTGTTGTTTAGGTTTATGAAAACAACCTACACAATTACTGTCTTTTGGAAAATCTAATTTTGTAGATAAACTCCAAAGGTAAATTTTATAATGTTCAATTTTGTCATTTACTAAAGGATATTCTAATTCTCTATATTTTTCAGTAACCCATTTATTGCGCCCATTTTTAGAATATCCATTGTGAAACTTAAAATCAGTATTATCATAATTCACTCGATTTTCTTCATCATATCTAATACCTAAACGAGTTAAAACAATTTCTTTTATTTCATTACGACAAAAATTAGCAATAGGTTTAATTTTCATTTCAGTAGTGCAAAACCTTGTTCTTTGATTTGGTAAAAAACCTTTTGATGTAATTTGCTCAAAAGTTTCTCCTGTTAACCAAGTTATTTCACTTCCAATTAATTGTTCTAAATCTAAAACAACCTTTAAAGTTTTGTCGCTTTCAGCAGATGCTATAAAATCTATTCCTATTTTGTCAGAAACTAATTTTATTAATCCTTTATCTTTTGGCATACATCTTATATCTTCAATTCTTACAAGTGAAAAAATATTATAATCCGCTGGATAATGTTTTGCTAAATAAGACGATGTTTTACCTCCACTAATACTGTTTACTGTTTTCATTACTTAAATCGATTTAAACTTTCGGTTATTTGGTTATTTAAACTTTTATAAACTTTTTCTTCATTCCATTTGCCACTTGCAAAATTTAAAAAACATTCTTTTTCTGCTTTCTTTAGTTCTTCATCATTATTAAAATATGTCTTTTCAGGGTTTATTCCAATCGATAAAAAATATCTGTTTAATTCAAAATCATTTAACTTTTGTGTAAATATATTATAATGAGTTTCAATCGGCAATCTTAAAATATCATTCATTGATTTTTGTGCAAATTCAAAATCTTTGTAGTATTGTATTTCCTGTATAAAAACGTGGCAATATAATTTAGCAAATAATTCATTTTCTCTAATTGATTTTGTTTTTTCTCTATTTGCCCATTCAGCTAAAAATGTTAAACATTCAATATCAAAAGCGCAAGGTTTAATAGTTGAGTTTTGCATCCGTTTAAATAACCATTCAAATGATTTTTCTATGTTCATAGTCTTTCTACTTTTAAAGGTTGTTTATTATTAGAAAATTTACCATCATTTCTACTCCAATAATCTAAACGTCTTGCCATATCAAAAGCCTTTTCACGTTCCCAGCGTATTAGTTTGCTATTTGGTTTTGTTTCAGTCCAATATTCATAGAAATCATTTAACATTTTAGAATTAAAATTTTGTTTATGAGGCTTTATAGCCTCGACAAAATCTTCTTTCTTTTTATCTATTAATTCTTTTATTTCTTGTTCTCTACTTTTATCTTCTCTTATGCCTTTCGTTTCGCTTATAGGTTGGGTTTCATTTTTAAAAGCGTTCGGTTTTATTTCGGTTTGAGTTGGGTTTTTTTTAGGTCTACCACCTTTACTTCCATTAACTGAATTAGTAGAGCTTTTTTGTTCAACATCAATTAGTTGTGCATCTAAAAATTTAATAGAAATATTATCATTTATTAAGTCAATAATACCCTCTTCAACTAACTCATTAAATTCTACCTCATAGTTCAATCTTCTTAATAATTGTTCTTTAGTTAAAGAGCAGTTTCTTTGCCAATAGTAGGAGCAAATATTTACAAACAAGCCTTGAGAGGATAACGAACAAAATGATATGTTTTTTGTTAAATATTCCGCTGGTTCAAACTTAAAGTATGGAAGTTCTTTAGCCATTGTTTACCTCACTTTCTGTAATTTTGTTTATTTCAGTACGCAAAGTTTTAGCAAACTTTATAGCGGTGGATTTATCTAACTGAATTAATATACGGTTTTCATTTTTTTCTAATTCAATATGTATGCTATTACTAAAAAGTGGTTTGTAAACAACTGCTTTAGTATCATCTGATACATCTAAAAACTTTAAATCATATTTTGCCATAATAATAACGGTTTTAAGTTACCGATAAACTATTAAATTAAATAACCCTTAACTTCTCGGCATCCACTCCGATTGGTTAAGGGTTGTAAGGTTCTATAAACCTATAATCTTTAACGTAGGTGGATGTTCTACTTCAACAAATATACAAAATTATTATAAAATAAACTAATTTTTAATATTTATTTTTTATTCATTTTACTTTCTAATACAAGCCAAGTTGTATGAACATAAATTATATCGGGTGTTAAATATACTTTACTGTCGCTATTTAATATTGAAATCATTTCGTTATAGCTTAAATTGTATTTAAACGTACCATTCAATACAGTTGGTCTTAATTTACGCTTAACACATCTATATTTTAAAGTATCAATAGAAATATTGTGAATAGCTGAAATCTCTTTTAGTGAGTATGGTTTATCGATTGCGTTTTTCATTTTAGTATTTTAAATTAATTTGTCGTGTTTTTGATGGCAATTTCTGCAACGGATTATAATGTTTCCAACGTTCCAGCATTGCTCTGTTTTGCCTTCCTCTTTTGCTTTCTTAACTGAAATTTCGTGTGAACAATCTAAATAAGTGCCTTGCGATATTCCGCAGTCCTCACAAAAATTATATTGGTATTCATCAAATTGTTTTTCTAATGCTTTGGCTTTGGCTTGTGTAATTTTACGCTCGATTTGACTTTGTGTAAATCGTGTACCATCGGAAGTTGAATAGGTATTCACAGGCTATTAATTTTGAACTTTATAAACTCGCTTCCTTTTTTTACGATTTCCTTTTTTACATTCATTTGGTAAATTTCCCTGTCATCAAAACCGTATTTTTTAACTAGACAATCTAACAGCGATTTTAAACCGTTATCTATATCACTTGCTCTGCTACTATACCCTAAAACAATATCCATTGAATATGGCGCTTGTGGTAAAATTATTTTAGGCAGAATTAAAAGCATTGACTTAATGAACGTGTCGTATTTTTGTGTTTTAAAACGCCTACCTTTAAAGGCTTCGTTTACTGATAGTGGTTTGATTGGTATTTCAATCATAAAATCGTTGTGTTAAATCCAAGAGCATACGCTCTATAATAATAATCTTTGCTTTTTAATTTATAAAACTCACCATAAGACATTGTTTTTTTTATAGTTGGCTTCAATCCTTTTTTGTGAAACGCATAAACATCTACTGTCATAATCTTAAAGTTAAATGTTCATTAGGTTCAGGAGCATTTATATCAAAGTCCTGCAATAAGTAAATTCTAATTTCAGTTGTGTAAACTTCCCAATCCGTTGTAGTTAATTCCGTTGTTGATTTTGGTGTTTGAGTAATTAAACCGTTTTTTTCGTTAATGCTTTCGTGAAAGACAAATAGTTTAGAAAGGTGTTTATGTGCTTTGTCGATGCTCCAAGTTTCTCCCCAAGTATCTTTTGCTCCCTGTTGCATTAATGGAACTAGCAAACCCCAATAATATCTGTTTTGTTGGATGCTACGTTGCTTTTTAACCTTATCAATAGTTATAACAACCTCTTTACCCTCGAATGATTTTATTGCGCTTAAAACGGTGTTTCTGTTACGGTTAAATATTCCGTTGGATATTGAGGTTGTTACTTCTACTCGCATTGTTATAAATTTAAAAGTGCATTTTGATAAGCGTAATGAGCGTCTATTTCATTTGAGAAACTGCCGAGCGTTTTTTGTTTGCCGTTTGCCGTAATTTGAGCAGACCATTTATTGTTGTCATTTCTTAAATAAACACCAACATATTTACTTGTACTTTTTTCGGTTTTAAAAAAGCAATTTTGTCTTTGGCTTATTATTTCTAAATTTTCAAGTCTATTGTCATTTCTAACTTTATTCATATGATTAACAACTAAAAAACGAGAAGATGAATTATGATTTAAAAAAGCCATTGCTACTAACTTATGCGTTGAATATGTTACTGCTTTTTTGTCCTTAATAAGCGTTGTAAGACTATATCCGTTTCTACTTACTCTTTGCTTTAAGTTTTTCTCTTTTGATACAAAAGGATATTTATTATTCCTCAAAACAACCTTTTCTAAAGTCTTAACGTTTCCTAAATTACTAACCTGATATAGTGCTTTATAATCAGGTATATCTTTCCAAATTTCCATAATAAAAAAAATCTAAACGCTTTCGGAATTGCGCTCCTACTAACGTTTAGATTATATTAATGTCTTTTAATGTTACTAGCGCAATTAATAACAACACAAATATAATCAAAAGTAATGAATATCACTACCTTTTTAAGATTTTATTTTTAATAGTTTTATTCTTTAGGGATTACTATAAACCCTTAATTAAAAGGTAAATCATCGTGGTCATCCGCTCCAGCATTTCCTGCAAGTTCAAACTCCGATGCGTTAGGAACTTTTGTAGCATCAATTCCGTTAGTGTCTTTGCTAATTTTCCACCCTTGAATAGTGTTGAAGTAAACCAACTCTGCTTTTGGGTTCATCCATTCTCTACCTTTCAAATTGATACCGATTGTAACGCTTTCGCCAACTTTAAATCCATTTAGTAAATCACAACCATCTTGTACAAATTGTACTAGAATATCTTGTGGATATTTTTCATCTGTTGTAACTACTAAATCACGCTTTTTAAACCCACTTGTACCCACTTCTTTTGTGGTGTCAATCATTTTAATCTTTCCTAATACTTCCATTTTTAATTGTTTTAAAATTTAATTGTTATCGATGACTTTCTCGGTGTTGTTGATACTTTTGGCACATCGTTTCCATAAGCATCAATTATCGTTTGTGTTTGAGCCAACTTTAGTAAATCGGCTCTCGCATCTAAATCAGCTTTTAACTGTTGGTAGATTTCATCATCTGCATAGTTGATTGTGTTACCACCGTTTACAGGTGTAAATTCAACTCCCCAAATATTTGATTTTTCTTGTGGTAAGTGTTTACGCATTTCACTATCAGCAGAATTAACAACTTCTTTCAACCTACATAGGTTCGCCATAAATTGCATTTTGTCTACTGAACCACTTTCTAGTAAATTGTTTACTAATTCCACTCCTGTTTGTACTGCCTCTTTTTTAGTAAAAGTTGGCTCGTACATTGTTGCCATTTCTTCGGCTCTTAATGCTATGTGCATTTCACTTGTTGCTCCCATTATTTAGTTAGTTTTAATTTTAATTCAGTTGTTAATTTAGCGACTGCGCTTTGTTCAATAGTAGTAAATGATTTGTAAACTTTACCTAATTCATCAACCGTTGTACACGCTTTTAATTTTTCTTCTAAACGTGATACATTAATAGCTGGTTGTTGACTTGCTTTGTTGCCATCGTCATCGTCTGCACCAACACAAACAAAGGATTGTAAACCGTATCTACGTGCATAAGTTATTCCGCTACCTTGCGCTTGTGCGTCGTTTTGCTTGTTGTATATTATTTCAGTAAAACTTTCCATTAGTTCTCCGCTTTCGTGAAGTAGAATAGTATTGACAAAGTTTTTACCATCAACGTGAACAAGCGGTTGTAATACGCTAATTCCATTCTCGTTAAGTATTGGTATTACTGCTTCACGAACTGCGTTTAAATCAGCGTATTTTGATTTAAAAAAAGGGTTTGTATTACCTTTCTTTGGGTTGCTCATTTCTGACTGTGCTTTTACTAAAGCGGTTGCAATGTTTTTCATAGTTATAATTATTTTAATAAGTTATCTAGTTGCTCCATTGGATTGTCAAACATCGTATCAAGTACGTTTGTAGTTGGCTCTATTACTTCCCAATCATTAATGATGTCTTGAAGTATATTTTTAGCTTGTATCAATTCATTTTCCAAATAAGCGTTACGAGTTTGCAATGCTAGTATTTGTTCTGCTTGAAATTTTAGTAAATCGTTCATAGTTTTAAAAGTTTAAGAGTTATGTAAATTATTGTTGTTGTTATTGCCGTTGCGATTAATATCTTTATGGCTGTTTTTAATATAAAATTCAGTTCTTTTTTATCTTGTGGTTTCATAGTTCAATTAGATTTTTATACTCGTAAGAGTTAGTTAAACCATTTGCCCACATTACCAATACAGGTAAAGAGTTCATTTTTTTATTTCCTATTTGGTAAATCGTTCCAACCATACCGATAGGGTTGTCATTTAGTTTCCAATTCTCATCCGATAGTTTTGAGAATATTAAATCTCCAATGCAAGAATTTACGTTTAACATTACTTGTGTTCCTTTTTTCATTATTTCAAAGTGTTTTTTAAGTTAATTAATTTGTTTGCTAAAAAATCATTATGACCAACTCTAGCGTAGTCAATTAAGTATTGTATTTCATCAAGTGCTTTTGATATTTTAGTATCAGTTTCATAAATTGCATTTTCTAAATATTCGCAATCGTTAAAATCTTTGTAGTAATCTAAACAAGCACTTAAACCGTTTGGAATAAAGTCGCCTTGTAAATCGTGTTCGTCTGCTGGGTTGTTTTTGTATTGTGTCATAGTGTTTAGTTTTAATTAGTTAAACAAATTTAAAGGTATTGAATTGAATAAAAAAATTTATTTTACTTTTGAGCGTTGTTTATATTGATTATAAATTATTGTTTTTTAAATTGTTGAAGATACTCTTTGACTATTCTTTTAACATTATCAATCTGTGAAATAGGGATGCGAAAAGTAGTTGTTTTAGTTAGTTCTGCAAATGGCGATTTACGACCTTGATTTCTGTTTGCTCCTCCGTGAGTGTTTTTCATAATTATAGTATTTCAAAATTTTTGTTGTAGTATTCTGCTCCTGTTAAAATATATGTTGTATTTGAAATTCCACACGATTTTTTAGTTTTATTTCCGTGAGCATTAATTAGCTGTTGCTTTTCTAATTCAAAAAATTTGTAATAATCATTTATAAACTTTCTACCCTCTAAAGTATTTGTATTAAATAAATTTGGATGCTCAATTTCTAATTGGCTAAATAATTCTTGCATTGCTGTTTTCATATTCTTGATAATTGAGTTAAAAAATAAATTAAAATAATAAATGCAAATGTTAATTGAGGTTTTTTGTGTTGTAGAAAGTGTTTCATAGTTTACGAATTTTTAATATGTTTTTCAAGTCCTTTTATCATAGCATCTCTTGCTATAATTTCATCTAACATTTTAGAGTGGATTTGTTTTTCTTTTGCTTCTAATTCTCCGAGTTTGTGCCAAATCTTAGCCTGTATAATATAGACTAAGATTAAAGTTATTATTTTCCAAAACATAATTAACATTTTATTAAATTAATCATTGTATTATTAAAAATCCCAAACACTACATTAGATACTTCTTTTAATTCATTTTCTGAAATACCTTTTATTTGTATTTCATATTGATTAAAATCAAAATCTTTATTAAAAACACAAGTTGCTTTATAACCTGCGTTTCTTAAAAAGTTTGCTACTTTAGAATGTGCTTTGTGTGATTGAATAGTTGTCATAATTTCTAATTTTTAAGATAAAAACTTCGTTGTTGTTATCTGAGTACAAATATACATCCATATTTTGATTACACAAACTTTTTCAAGTTTATTTTCAATTTATTTTTACTTTCCCTTATTTCATTGGGTTTATTAGACAAAAAATGCCCGATATTTCTACCGAGCATTTAATGAACTAAATCAAACTTCAAAACTATGAGCAACAAATATAAATAATTATTTCAATAAAACAGTATAAGTAAGTATTTTTTTTGTACATTTGTTTAAATTAATATAATTATGGTAGTCGCAAAGTTACTAATGTACGGATTGACAGACGAGGATGAATACTTAACTGACTTCCATTTTGACGAGAACCAAGCGCAGGGAGTATTTGTAAACGAGGATGGTTATATCGGTGTTATTTTGAGCGGTCAGATATATGAGTTAGAATATAGCGAAAATCTATTCCAGCATATTAAAAATGTTTTGGCATTAAAAACTTTAGGATTTAATTAGATGCTAAAAGAACTTGCAAAAAGAGATAAGGATTGGCGAAAAATGGCATTTCAAATATGCGGTAACAAAATGACAGCCGATGACCTCGTTCAAGATATGTATCTTAAATTCTCTAATTACGATGGTGAAAAGGTTTTAAACGATTATTATGTATTTTTTGCAATCCGTTCATTATTTTTAGACAGCATAAAAAAAAGAAAGATTGAAACGGTAACCAATGACATTGAAAATATACAAGTTAAAGACGAAATATATTGCAATGAAACCGATTTCTTAAAAGAACTAATATTAAAAGAGGTTAATAGCTTACCGTACTTTGAAAGAGAAACATTAAAAGTTACACAAGTAATAAGCCAAAGAGAGTTAGCAAGACAAACAGATATAAGTTTTGAAACTATAAATAAAACAATTAAGAAAACTAAAAACGATTTACGATTATGGCTAGACCAAAAAAAATAAAAGGATTAGGTGATGTTATAGCAACTATTACAGATGCAGTTGGAATTGAACCTTGCGAGGGTTGTAAGAAAAGACAAGATGCATTAAATAAATTAGTACCTTTTGGAACTAGAGAGTTGACAGATGAAGAAAAGTTATACTTGCAAGATTTCTTTAGTGTAGAACACAACGAACTCACAACAAAACAACAGTCAGAACTTATTGGTATGTATTTTGATATATATCAAGTTAAACCATTTGTACCTTGCACGGGATGTAGTGGTGTTTGGAAATCAATTATAAAAAAACTAAACAAATTAGATTATGAAAACTAAATTATTATTATGTGTTTTGGCATTTGCATTAATGTCAAGCACTTGCTCAAATGACGATGCACTAGCACCAAGCACAAACGATTGTACTTGTAAAAAGGTGTATTACGATTACGGTGTTGTTGGTTGGGGTATGGGCGGAGTTCAGCCTATTTGGGGTTATACTTTTATAGCAGAAGAAACAGCAACGCAAATGGATTGCAATTTAGCGACAGGACAATATGTTCAATTAGATAGCAATAGCTATTATAAAATAGAATGTCAATAAATGGGTAAAAAAAAATATATAGAAACACCCGAATTATTGTGGGATTACTTTTTACAATATAGAAAGCACGTAAAAGGCAATCCTATTATTGTTAAAGATTGGGTAGGCAAAGATGCAACCGATGTTTATAGAGAAAAAGAAAAACCATTGACGATTGATGGCTTTGAATGTTGGTGTTACGACCAAGAGATTATAAGCGATTTAAGTAACTATTTTGCTAATAGTGACAATAAGTACTCCGAATATTCAACTATCTGTTCACGTATACGAAAAGCAGTTAGAACAGACCAAATTGAGGGAGGTATGGCAGGAATATACAACCCATCAATTACACAAAGGTTAAACAACCTAGTCGAGAAAACTCAAACCGATGTAAAGGTTACGAAGTTTGAATTTGATGAGTGATACAATTAAAGGTTATAAGCCACACCAAAACCAAAAATCAATACATCATTCAATAAGGAATGAACCGTATAAATACTACATACTAAATATCGGCAGACAGTTTGGAAAAACGATGCTAGGTATTAATCAAATGTTAGATTGGGCAATTAACGATAGCGGTTGCAATATCGCTTGGGTAACTCCAATTTATAAGCAAGGCAAGAAAGTATTTTCAGAACTTGAAAAAGCCACAATTAATAGTGGATTATTTGAATATAATCAAACTGAATTAACGGTCAAAGGTTTTAAATCTACTATTAGCTTTTTTAGTGGAGAACGCCCTGACAATATTCGTGGTAATACTTTCGACTATCTTATAATCGATGAGTATGCATTTACCCGTGAAGAACTATGGAGCGAAGTATTATCTGCAACCGTATTAGTTAAAGGCAAAAAGGTTTTGTTTATATCAACTCCAAAAGGTAAAAATCATTTTTACAAACTATCATTGCAACCTAACTATGACGATAGGTATAAGTACTTTCATTTTACATCTTACGATACACCTTTTATAAATGCTTTAGATTTAGAGGAGCGTAAAAGGTCTTTGCCATCTCACGTTTTTAAACAAGAATATTTAGCTGAATTTATAGATAACGCAAGCGGTTTATTTGCCAACGTTAGGGATTGCATTTCAGAACCTAAAAAATCTACTAAATACTTTGGAGGTTTGGATATTGGTAGGGCAGACGATTACACCGTGCTAACTATTGTAAACGAAAACAATCAAACTGTTTATTGTGAACGCTGGAGGCAAGACGAATGGAGCAAGATAATTGATAAGGTTGCAAACGCAATAAACGAATACCAAGCAAAGACTTATGTAGAGGTAAACAACCAAGGTGATGTGTTCTTTGAGATGCTACAAAAGAAATGCAAACGATTAGTCGAACCGTTTATGACTACTACAAAAACAAAGCCTATAATGATTGAAGATTTAGCAGTTTTGTTTGAACAAAAGGATATAACTATTTTAGACATACAATGGCTTATAGACGAACTTGAAGCGTTTACTTATATCTATAACCAAACTACAAGAAACGTTCAATACAGCGCACCGCAAGGAGTACACGACGATAGTGTAATAAGTTTGTCTTTAGCTATTCAATCGAGAAAGCATTTACTCAATAAAGGCAAGTACGACATCCGTTAAAACAAAACCAATTTTTGTCGTTATTAAGGTATGGAAATTAACATACCTACATCATTAAAAGATATTACGATGCGACAGTTTATTGCTTTTGAAAACAGCGATAAGACATACGACGATTATATCATACACCTTTGCAATTTTGCAAACCCTAAACTTTTACCATCAAAAGAATACAACCAAATCATTAATATTTTAAAAGAATTAATGCAAGGTGATGTATCATTTGAAAAGATATTTAAACACGATGGCATTTCATTTGGTTTTATTCCAAATCTCGATGTCATAACTTCAAACGAGTTTATGCATTTAGAAGAGTATTTAAAAAAACCCGATACTTGGAATAAAGCATTAGCGGTTTTGTATCGCCCATTAACCAAACGAAAAAGAAATTGGTTTAAAAGAAACGCTCACGATTTGTACGATGTACTACCCTATCAAGAACAAAACGCATTTGAAGAAATGATGCTAGATGTAAGTTGTAATTATTATCTCGGTGCAATGGTTTTTTTTTACAATTTAGGGAACGACTTGTTAATATATATGCAGGATTATTCCAAACAGTTGGTGAGCAAAACAAAAAAGAAAACCACTTCAACGACAAGTGGGGTTGGTACGTTAGTGTAAGAGCATTAGCGGAACTAAATAAGGTTGAAGAAGAAATAGTATTAGAGTACACAATTCATAAGTTTTACAGATTGTTGGAGTTTGAAAAAGACCGTGCAGAAGTAACAAAAGAAATGATAAAAAACGCAAGTAAACGATGAGAGAATTTTATAAAGTAGTTGACTATTTAAAAACCACGTTAGGCAATGATATTAACGTGCATACAGTTACACACGGTTTGAGGTCAACGGTTGACATCGATAAGAAAAATATATTTCCTTTAGCACATTTGCAAGTTACAAGTTCAAGTGTTGATAGTTCAAATGTAACATTCACTTTTGAGGTTGCGGTTGTTGATTTGAGAAACATAAGTAAGAAACCTGTAAATAATAAGTTTTTAGGCAATGATAATGAGTTGGATAATCTTAACACTTGCCACGCTGTTTTAAATAGATTAGTTAGCCTATTGCGAAATACCAATAATGAATTTGGAATTGATTTAGTAGGCACTCCTAGTTTACAACCTATTATTTTTGAAGATAGCAATTTGTTGGATGGGTGGAGAACTGATTTAGAGTTGATAATTCCTAACAACGAAATCATTGTCTGTTAAACAAGAACATACTGAAAAAGCATTAGAGGCTTTTCTAAAGTACACTATTGTACAAGCGAAAGCAAACCTATCAAAGAAAGATAATACAGGTGCTTTAGGTAATAGTTTAGGTTATGATTTTAAAGTAAGTAATAATAGTTTTCAAGCATCGATAATTGGTTTAGATTATGCCTCGTTTGTGGATTTAGGAGTTAAAGGTAAAACAAGCGCAAGAAAAGGAAACTCAAAAAGTCCGTTTAGATTTGGTACAGGAACAGGACAAAGTGGAGGTCTTACAAAAGGAATTAATACTTGGGTAAAGCAAAAAGGAATACAGTTTAGACAAAGAGAGGGTAAAGGGGTTAAAGGTCAATTTTTAAGTTACAAGCAAACATCCTTTTTAATAGTTAGAAGTATTTGGAATAAAGGTTTAAGACCAAGTTTCTTTCTTACTAAACCATTTGAAAAAGAATTTAAAAAATTACCCGATGACATAATTGAAGCGTTTGGATTAGATGTCGAAACGTTTTTAAAACAAATAATAAACAATGGCAAAAAGAGTTAAAATAACATTTGTAAGCAATCCAACACCAACTGTAAATTTGGTTTTAGTTGTTTCTTATACTCCCTTTTCAAATGTAGTAGGAGCAACAATCGGAAGTGTAAGCGTTCCTATTGGAGCAACAAAAGAAGATACAGCAAGTAATTTATTTGCATACTATAATGGTTTAACTTTTCCTGCTTGGCAAGATACTATTCAAACAATCACATTGGCAAGTAATATTATTTACTTTGATTTTGATGTTGATATTGATGCAAACCTTTCATTTCCTACTTTAATTTCTAGTCAATCAAGCATCACTATTGAAGAGGTTGATTTGCCTATTGCTGGCGATTTTGAAATAGGTTTAGTACGTTCTACTTTGTCAGTTCGATTAATACCAAATGTAGGTTTTGATAGCGCTACGTTAAACTTATTTAATTGGAGTGGCGACATAGATAATGTTCCACCCGAACCAAGTTATCCACTTTCAAAACAAGTAGTGCAATTAGGTCAAACCGTTATTAATTTTGATATTAACGATTTGTCAAAAACAGGATTAAAACCTAATATTTCTAACTACACTTTGACAGGGTTGCAACCTACACCATACGACCAAAGTTGTTGGAGTTTTTACGATGCAAAGTGTTACGATGGTGAAGATTTAGTTTATAGTAAAACGGGATTGTATTTGTGTTTATATGGCTACGGTTACTTCCAAGAATTATACAACCCACAACCAACATCAAACGTTTTGATTGATGGCAATTCACATACACATTTAAGAGGTTATGATAATAGAATACATTTTTTAACAAGAGATTTAACAACCTTAACTGTTAATGGTACGCCTGTAACTGTTTCACTAGATACCGATTTTAACTATAACAATGTAGCATCAATAAACCTAAACGATTACGATGCAAGCGCAACTACTTTAACTTTAGTTTTTACCTATGCTTTAGAAACAAGAACGGTTATTTATACCGTTAAAGAAGAATGTAAGTACGAGGTTATTAATTGCGTATTCATAAACAAATATGGTTTACCACAATCGTTGTTTTTTACCAAAGCACAAAAGCGAAGTGATGAAGTTGAGAGTTCAGATTATAGAGGTTTGATTTCGGAGTTTGGAGTTTTTAACACAACCGACCACGTTTATAAAACTTTCAACTCAAACGGTAGAAGTAAAGTTAGTTGCAATAGCGATTACTTAAATGAAAGTGAAAATGAAACGTTTAAGCAAATGTTATTGTCGGAGCAAGTTTGGCTTATTGAAGATGGCATTATAAACCCTGTAACAGTAGATAAAAAATCTATTGAATATAAAACCAAATTAGTTGATAAGTTAATACAATATGTAATTGATTTCAAGTATTCATTTGATATGATTAACCAATGTTAAAAGTAAGTATCTATGTAGAGGGAAAAGAACTCGAATTGTTTAAAGATGAACAAATCGAAATCAATTCAACCGTTCAAAATATTGCTGATATTTCTAAAACTTTTAGCGATTTTAGTCAAAGTTTTACCGTTCCTGCATCAAACAAGAACAACGATATATTTCAACATTACTATAATACTGATATTGATGGTACTTTTAACCCAAATATTAGAGTTTTAGGGTACATTGAACTAGGTTCTTTGCCTTATAGATACGGATTAATTCAGTTAGAAGATGTAAAAATTAAAGACCAAAGGGCAAATTCTTATACAATTAGGTTTTTTTCGTCTACATTAAACCTTTCTGACTTGTTTACTGACGATGAATTAAGCGTTTTAGACCTTTCAGCATACAACCATAACTTTGATGCGAGCATTTTTGATGCTACATACAACGAAACTATTGCAGGAGGCGATGTATATTATCCATTAATTACATCTTTAAGAAATTTAGTTGTTGGTGATGCCTCCGTAAATGATATTACAAACGTAATAGGTCAATTAAATTACTATGAATTAAAGCCAGCATTACGATTAAACTCAATATTTGATGCAATGGAGGTTTATTATGGTGTAACTTTCAAAAGAGATTTTTTAAATCGTGCTGTATTCGACAATTTATTTATGTGGATTAATAGAGATGCAGGACAAATACAAGCGTTTGGAGATGAAACATTGGTTAACATTACAAGTAGTGGCACTATTCCTGCGGGCGCAACAGTAAATACTACAAATGACACAATCTCTTTTACAAATTCGGACACTATAAAATATAAAGTTAATCTTAAAATAATACCCGAAGCAGGATTTGAAAATGCTAACTATAAAATAAGAATATACGATGGCACAACGGAAAAAGTTGTTTCTGATGGCACGGGTTCGCAGTCGTTTAATTTTAACCCTATTGAAAATGGTAGTTATGTAAATAAATTTACAGTACAATCTGCCGAGTCTTTTGAGTTTACAACAAAAATAACAGTAACGAGGTTTACAATACTTATAGGTAATACAATAGGATTCACTACAACACCAGTACAAGCGTTAACAGGGTTTGTAAATATGTCGGATGTAATGCCGAAATTTAAAGTTAGAGATTTCGTTACCTCTATTATTAAAATGTTTAATTTGGTTTTAGTACCGATTAACTCTACTACATTTACTTTGCTACCTTTAGACGATTGGTATGCAAAAGGTAAATTAATTGATATAAGCGATTTTGTTGACACTTCTGACGTAGTTATTAAAAGACCAAAGTTGTTTAAGCAAATAGACTTTAAACACCAAAATACAGGTCAAATATTAGGAGAACAATTTAGAGAAAATAACGGGGGTATTGGTTACGGAGATTTACGTGCAAGATACGATATTGATGGAACTGATTTAAAAGTTGAAACCCAATTTGAGAATTTAGTTTTTGAAAGATTAAGCGATTTGTCAGATGGTGATTTAACTAATATTCAAGTGGGTAAATCTATTGATAAAACTTTAGAACCTTATATTGGTAAACCGTTTATTTTTTATAGAAGTGGTTATCAATTTTATGACAATCCAATAAAAGCAGACGGACACGCTGATTTAGATTATACTTGGTTAACTTCAACCGAGAACGATAGCTACATTAATCAAGTTTCTAATACTGTTAATTTTTCAACTGATATAAGTACGTTTCTTTATAGCGAAATTCCACGTAATTTATTCTCAAACTATTGGCAAGACTACATTTCAGATTTATATTCTTTAAAGCGTAGGATTTCAACTTACACCGCATATTTACCTATTGGAGTTTTAATTAATTTAAACTTAAACGATAGGTTAAAAATAGGCGATAGGGCGTATGTAATTAATTCGATGAAAATTAATTTAGTTAGTGGCAAAGTAGATTTTGAATTGTTAAACTATATTGGAGTTCCTTTTACTTCGGTAAATGATAACATAATGTTGACTGCTGATACTGTTGATTATTTTGCGGACACCACGTTATTAACTGCGGATTTAATTTCGTTGTACGTTCCTGCTTATTCAAGCGTAAGTAATGGTATAGAATTTACAGCGTTACAAGCAACACCAAGCGCACAAAATTACGATTGCAAAATAACAGCAAACCAAAACTATTTAGCCACAAAAATAAGTACAGGCGATGGTACAAGTTGGATAACTTTAGAGAACGCAAGTGGAACTTCTACAAATTATATGAAAATAAATGTAGCTAAATATACAGCAGGAATAACAAGCGACACCGCTAGTAGGTCAATGGATATTGATGTAGTAATTGGGGCAGAAACTTTTACAATAACAGTAACACAAGGTCAATTATGATAACACAAGTAATAGAACTTTTACAATCTTTAGAATTTAAAAAAGGGAGTGAAAATATAGAGTTTGCAAAGGGTGCTTATCGTTACCCGCGCACATTAAAAGAAACAATTAAAACAGCAAAAAGATGGCTATCAAGAAAATAATTGAGATTGATGTTGAGCAAGTAAAAGCAATGGGCGGTCTTGATGCTTTGCAACAATCATTACAAGAAACTGAAACAAAATCTGCATCTTTAAAAGCGGAGTTAAGAAAGTTAAAAGAACAACTTGCACAACTTCCCGAGGGTTCGGCAGAATATAATAAAATAGCAAAACAGGCTGGAGAAGTTTCAGACAAAATTGGCGACATAAATACTAGAATTAAAAATCTAGGTAGCGATACTAAAAACATCGATGCAGTTGTTCAAGGCACACAAGCGTTAAGCGGTGCGTTTACAGTTGCTACTTCTGCAAGTGCTTTATTGGGTGATGAAAATAAAGAGTTGCAAGAAACAATGTTAAAAGTTGAAAGTGCTATTGGTTTGACAGTAGGTATTCAATCAATCGCAAACGCATTACAAAAAGAAAGTGCATTAGCGATTGGTATTTCTACAATAGCAACAAAGATACAAATTGGAGCGCAGTTACTTTATACAGCGGTAGTTGGTGGCACAACAGGAGCATTAAAAGCATTAAGAATTGCTTTAGTTAGCACAGGTGTTGGCGCTTTAGTTGTTGCATTAGGGTTTTTAGTTGAAAAACTTTTATCAAGTAGCAAATCAACAGAAAGTTACGAGGATGTTCAAAAAAGATTAAACGCTACTATTTCTGAACAAAATAGGATTTTAGATTTAAACGTAAAAGCAATAGATAATAAATCTAAATTAGATATTTTAAGAGCTAAAATAGCTGGTAAATCAGAAACCGAAATATTAGAATTAGAAAAAAAAGCGTATAAAAAACGAGAAGAATTATATATTAATGATACTAAAATAAAATTTCAAGCCTATGAAGATGCAAAAAATAACGCTACATTAAAAGCAGAAGATATTAAAAAAGCAGAAGATGCTTATCTTTCTGCTAATCAAAAATGGAACAATGCTATACAAGATGGATTAGAATTTAACTTGTCTAAAACCCTTGAATATAACGAAAAAATTAATGATGCAAGGGATAAAGCAGGAGAAAAAGCAAAACAAAAAACAGAAGCCGATGCAAAAAAAGCAGAAGAAGATGAAAAAGCAAGGCTTGACAAATTAAATAGTTTATATGAAAATTATTTAAAAGGCAATCAAGATTTAAACGCTGTATCGGAGCAACAAAAATTAGATTTGCAAAAGCAAAGAGACCAAGAAGAAATTAACGCACTTGCTAAAACAAATGAAGAAAAAGCAAAATTAACAACCGTTTTAAATGAAAAATATGTAATACTTCAAAAAGATTTAGATAAAAAACTAGCGGATGAAAAATTAAAAAAAGACCAAGAAAAGATTGAAAAAGACGATGCCGAGTTTTTAAGATTGCAAGAATTAAATTTGAGTAAGCAAGAGTATGAAACTTTATTGCTTACACAAAAATACGAAAAAGAATATTTGTCAGCGGAGGGAAATGCTGTGTTGCAAAAAGCATTACAAGACCAATTAGCAAAGGATGTAACAGCAATAGACGAAAAAGCGTTAAAAGATAAGCAAATATTAAAAGAACAAGAACTTGCAATAGTAGGTCAAACGTTTGGTAAAATTGCGGAGTTAGCTGGCAAAAATAGTAAGATAGGAAAAGCCTTTGCAGTAGGTCAAGCGTTAATGAATACTTACCAAGGTATAACAGCCGAACTACAAACAAAAGCAGTTACACCTTACGAAATTGGATTGAAAGTTGCTAACGTGGCATTTGTCGCTGCGACAGGTTTTAAAGCGGTAAAACAAATATTAGCAACAAACCCAATGTCAAGTGGTGGTGGTTCTGCTTCAAGTGGTGGTGGCGCAAGTGGTGGTGGCGCAAGTGCTACACCGCAATTCAATTTAGTAGGTCAAAGTAGTACAAACCAATTAACATCGACAATAGCAGGGCAACAAAATCGACCTGTACAAACGTATGTAGTAGGTAGCCAAGTTTCAACACAACAAGCGTTAGACCGCAATGCAGTTGCAAATTCTGTATTTGGATAAAAATACGACAAATAAAATTAAAATCGTTATTGTTATATGAGAGTGTACGAACTGTTTTTAAATGACGAGTTGAAAGATGGTATTAATGCCATTTCAGTAGTTGGTGAACCAGCAATGGAAAGTCAATTTATAGCACTTAAAAAACAAAAACAAGTCTTTGCAAAGGTTGACGAAAAGAAAAAGATTTTAATGGGTATCATAATGAAACCTAATAAAAAGATTTACAGATACGACGAACAAACCAAAGAAGAGTACGAAGTTTTTTTTAGTGAGCAAACGGTAAGAAGAGCAAGCGAGTTGTATTTTAAAAATAACAAACAAGCTAACTTTAATGTTGAACACAATTCAGAAGATTTACTTGAAGCGTATTTAGTTGAAAGTTGGATTGTAGAAGATACAGAAAAAGACAAGTCAGCGGTTTACAATCTAGGTGCAGAAGTTGGGGATTGGGTTGGAACGATGAAGTTTGACAGCGAAGAGCAATATAATAAAGCACTTGAAAATGGTACGGGTTTTTCTTTAGAGGGTGTTTTTAGTGAAAAAGTAATTTTAAACAAAGTTAATAAGATGGATTTAAAACAATTAGAAGATAGTATAGTAGACAGATTGAAAGGTTTGTTTTCTAAAACTGTCAAACTAGGTACAGCAAACTTGAAAGAGGGTGGTGTAACTTTAGAATTTGAGGGCGATATGCCTATGGCTGGTGGAACTATTAGTTTAGTAACTCCTGATGGTAACATTCCTGCTCCTGTTGGAGAACACGAATTAGAAGATGGTACAATGATTATCATTGTAGACCAAGGTGTGATTTCAGAAGTTAGACCTGCAAAAGAAGAAGAGGCAGAAGTTGAAGTAGAAGTTGAACAAGTTAAGCAAGTTGAACCAACGACTTCGCTAGACCAAACAGGAGCAATGAAAGATATGATTTCTTCAATTCTTGTAAAATTTGGTGAAGATTTAAAAGCAGATTTTGCAACACAAATTGAAGCAAAATTTAACGAAAACAAAAAAGAAGTTGAAGCGTTAAAAGTAGAATTAAGCGCACAACCAGCAGTTACCAAAACAACGGTAGCACCGATTGAAAAAGAAGTAAAAATGGCTACTACTTCAAGAGGTAGATTAGTAGAGAGTTTAAACAATTTAAAAAACAAATAAAAAATGGCAACAACAGTAAGTGTAAACAGTAACTACAACGGAACGGTTGCTGGAGAAATCGTAGGAAAAGCTTTTAAAGAGGCTGATACTATCGCAAAAGGTTTGGTAACAGTATTACCTAACATTCCCGTAAAAACTTCAATTCGTAAAATAGACTATGGAAATGGTCGTCAAGATTTTTCTTGTGGGTTTACTCCTGCTGGTTCTGTTACTTTAGCAGAAGTAGTTTTAGAGCCAAAGAAAATCAAAAACGAGGCAGAAATTTGTAAAGAAGATTTCCGTAATGTTTGGGATACTGCTTCAATGGGTTTTTCTGCTCATAATGACAATATGCCTGTTGACGAAGAGCAAGCGTTATTAGTTGAAATTTTAGCTGATACTGCACAAGCAACAGATGCAAACATTTGGACAGGTGATGCAACAAACGATGGAGAATTTGATGGATTTATTCCTTTGTTTTTAGCTGATGCAACGGTTATCGATGTAGCTACACCAATTACTCCTGCAAAAGCAACAATCATTGCTGAAATCGAAAGCGTATTGGATGCAGTGCCGATAGCGTTAAGAAGAAAAACAGATTTAGTATTTGCAGTTTCTCCAGACGTTGCTTTAGCTTATACACAAGCATTAGTAGGAGCAGGAATTTCTAACGGTTTTGGTGGTGCTGATATGGTTTTGCAATATGGTACTTACAAAATGGAAGTTATCAACGGTTTACCACCTGCAACAATGGTAGTTTACCAAAAGAAAAATCTTTATTTCGGTACAGGTCTTTTAAGCGACCATAACGAAGTACGTATCAAAGATATGGATGAAACTGACTTAAGCGGTACAGTACGTTACAAAATGGTTTACACAGCAGGTGTTCAGTATGTAAGAGGAAACGAAATTGTATTATATACAACTTTCACATAGTAGATTAATAATTTAACCGCTCTTTAACGAGAGCGGTTTTTAAAACAAATATAATTATGGCTTGTGATTTTATCATAAATGGGCGTTTGCTCGAATGTAAAAACTTTACAGGTGGTTTAAAAAGCGCATATTTTGCTCCTTGGCAAGATTACGGTTTTACAATAACTGCCTCCGAACTAACTGCAATCGGTACACTTGCAGAAGTTTTTAAGTTTGAACTTAAAAATACAGGAAATGTACCAACAGAAACTGAAACTGCTTCAAGAGATAATGGTACAATTTTTTACGATGCATCGATTGAATTAGTTTTGACAGGATTAAGCGCACCGCTTGTAAACCAAGCCAAGTTGCTTTCTCGTGATAGAATGAATTTATTTTTAGAAGATAACAACGGTTTAGTTCACGCTTTCGGTATTACCAACGGTGTTGACAAAACAACAGGAACAAGAGAAATAGCTGGAGATTTAGGTGGTTTCTACGGTTTAAGAATGACATTCCAATCATTAGAACCTGACACCGCTCCTATCCTATCTCCATCGGCTAAAACATCGCTTTTAGCAATCGTTTCGGATGTGTATGTTAATGATTAAGTAAATAAAAGAAAGGAGCATTAAAGCCATCCATATCGGGTGGCTTTTTTGTTTAAATACAAAATCAATTTACATCGTTATTATAGTATGACAATATTAAGACCATCTTTAGAAAATCAAACTATAACTATCATACCACGTTATGAAGTTGCTATTGGTACTTTGACTTTGTTAAACGAAGAAACGCAAGTGCTAAATACTTTTGAAGTCGAACCTACTTTTTCATTTGGCTATTTAACTATGACTTTTGAATTAACGGTTTTAGAAACTGAAAGTTTTAATCTAGAATTAAAAGACGATGACAATAATGTAGTCTTTAGAGGCAAGGCATTTGCGACAGATACAACAGATTTAGAGAATTATAAATTAAGTAACGGATTAATACAATGAGCGATATAAGAATAGTTAATTTATCTTCACATCAAAGTCCTATTTTTAAACCTACAAAGGAAAAAAATTGGATGCTTAACGGGCGAGATAACGAGGGTTATACATACGTTATAGACAGATACAAATACAGTCCTACAAATTCAGCAATAATTGATAGTTATGCAAATTATATTTTTGGCAAAGGATTGACTGCAAAATACAACGTTTCACAAGCAGGAGAATGGGCAAAAATAATTTCTATTATAAGCGATGAAGAACTTAAAAAAATATGTCAAGATTTTGCAATTTTTGAAGAGGCAAGTATTGAAATAATATTAGGCAAATCGGGAAATACTATTGCACAAATAAACCACTTACCAAAGGAAAAAGTAATGCCAAGTATTGTCGATGAAAATGGGGAAATTTCTTCTTATTGGTACAGCTATGATTGGAGCGATATTCGTAAATATCCACCCGAAGAAATACCTGCTTTTGTTTTAGATACTAAAGAGAAAAGAAGTGTTTTTATAATTAGAAAATATAGTATTTCAGATTTTTACTTTACAAGACCAAGTTACTTTAGCGGTTTAAATTACGCTGAACTAGAAGAACAAGTGGCAATCTATTGTGTTAATCATATTAAGAACGGATTAAGCGCAGGACATATAATTAATTTTAATGATGGTGAAGCGGATTTAGAAGTTAAAAACCAAATAGAGCGCAATATAGACCGTAAATTATCGGGAGCGACAAATAGTGGTAAAAGGATATTATCTTTTAACTCAAACAAAGAAAACGCTACTACTGTTGAAGCCATCGAGATTTCAGATGCGCATCAACAATATCAATTTTTAAGCGAAGAGGCTAGGCGACAATTAATGGTTTCACATAAAGTGATTTCTCCTAAAATGTTTGGTTTAGATAATGCAAGCGGTTTCAGTTCAAACGCTGATGAAATTACTACTGCCTTTGATGAAACAATGTTAAATGTAATTGTACCAAAACAACAAGTTATTTTAAACGGTTTAATGTTTGTTTTAAGACAAAACAATAATAGTTTACAATTAGAGTTTATTCCGTTGCGAGGTTCAAATGTAGGTACTGAATTAGATGCAAACGCAAACAGTTATAATGGTTCTCAAATATCAAGTGCTATTGATATAGTTGCAAAAGTAAAAGAAGGTATTTTAACCCAAGAACAAGCGATTGTTTTTCTTGTTCAATTCTTACAATTACCAAAAGAAGTTGCTATTGCTATGTTTACAAGCGCAAAAGCACAAGTGCAACAACTATCAAACGAAAAAAAAAAGATAGGTATTGAATTAATAGAATTAGGCGAAGATGAGGATTTAACTGATTACGAATTAGTAGAATGTAAACCTGTTGACTATGAAGAAGAAGAAAAGTTAACTTATAATTTTGCAACTACGGGAACGGCAAACGCAAATCGTAAAAGTATTTATGATACTGATTTTTATCTTTTCCGTTACAGATACGCAGGAAATCAAAACCCCGAAAGAGAGTTTTGTAAAAATATGATTAACGCTAAAAAAATTTACAGACGAGAAGATATTGAAGCGATGGGAGAAGTACAAGTTAATCCCGGTTTCGGTATGCATCCAACCCCAAATAAGCCGTATTCTATTTGGAAATTTAAGGGCGGTGGCTTGTTAAGTTCGACTTTTACAGCAGGAACTTGTAAACATTATTGGGAAAAATTAACTTATAGAATTAAAGATGTAAAACCCGATACAAAATCACCAATAGCGATTGAAGATGCTAAAAAAGACAGAGCATCAGGCATAGCAGGAATAGCACCACACGATATATAAAGATATGAAAGCAATTATAAGACAATCCGACATAGTAAAATACACACCAATAGGCGGTAATGTAGACATAGACAAGTTTTTGCCTTGCGTTTTAGATGCTCAAATTACCGATTTAGAGCCTTTACTTGGTGAGGCTTTGTATACTAAAATAGCAACCGACTATGAAAATGAAACTTTAGCAGGTTTATACTTAACATTATACGAGGATTATATCAAACCATTTCTAATTCACGCAAGCGCAAAGAACTATTTTCTTATTGGAGCATACCAAATTAATAACGGTGGTATTACTAAACATACTTCTGAAAATAGCGAGGGTATTTCTAAAAGTGAAATAGACTATTTGTACACAAACCAACGTAGTAAATGCGAAGTTTATGGAGGTCGTATGAAAAAGTGGTTGATTAGAAATAGAATACCCGAATATTATGCGTTTAACGAGATAGTAAATAGACAACCTGTTAATTATGGTAGTTGGTACTTTGGTGGTAATTCAAGTTGTGGTAACGAACAAATAGATACTTATGGGCAAGATTAGTAAACCGACAAAACCGAGATTAGAAAATGAAAAAAAGTTGCAAATATTTTTAGCAAAATTAGACAAAGATGGCAAGACAGACAATTAATATTGGTTCAGCACCAAACGATGGTACAGGTGATGCGTTAAGGGTTGCCTTTGACAAGATTAACGATAACTTTTTAGAAGTTTATGACGATGGCGGTGCAAACATAACCGTTAACAATCCTGTTACATCCACAGAAACAACACTTGACGTTGCTTTATCTGATTTAGTCGGTGGTGGCGGTGCAACTCCAACACTAGCAGAAGTATTAAATGTTGGTGGTCGTGAAATTAAAATAGTATATGCATCCGCTGGTGATTATACTGTATTAGAATCTGATAAAAACAAATCAATAGTATTATTGGGTGATGAAAATATGTATATAAATTATGATATATCTTTATTTTCATTAGGTGATGAAATACAAATATCAAACTTTGTTGATGGTATTGTAGTTATACTACCAACAGGAGGTAGTTCATCATATAGTACATTGATTGTAGATAATAAGGCAACTGCTTATATTTTAACAACAGATGTTGATACTTGCATTATTAATTATAGAACAAGCAGAGCAGCGCAAAGACTAGCAGATGTATTAGATGTTGGAGGTCGTTATGTTAATGACCAAACAGGAACTTCAAGTTTTACTTTTAATGTATCAAATAAAGCCATTATTGTAGAAATAGGAAATGATACTTTAGCACAAGAATTAGTAATTATTGATTCTGAACTTGAAGTAGGCGATGTTTTAATAGCTAAAAATATAATTCCATCTACATTTGAAGCATTTTTTGATGCGACTGCTTCGGGAATAGCTACAATTCCAGATTTACCAATATTTACAGTAGCTTATGGGGAAACTTTAGAAATTACAAAACTAGAACCTAATCTTTTAAGCATACAAAAATATTCATATCAAAGCGGTGGCGGTGCAACAGATTTAGCATATACTCCAAGTCCAACAAACGGAATTGTAACAAGTTCAACAGGAACGGATGCGACATTACCTTTAGCCGATGCAACTGATGCTGGATTGTTACAACCCGCAGACTTTACACAATTATCAACGTTAGCAACTGATTTAGCAAATATCAATACCGATGCAGTTGATAAAGTTACAGTTAAATTAGCTTTAGGAATTTCCAAAGGTCAAGCTGTTTACATTTCAAGCGCAACAGGAACGAATATAATCGTTTCTAAAGCATCAAATACTTCAGAAGCAACGTCAAGCAAAACGCTTGGTTTACTTGCAACTACGGGTGTAACAAATGATATTGTAGAAGTAGTTACTAGCGGTTTATTAGATGGGTTAGATACTTCAACTGCTACGGTTGGCGACCCTGTTTGGTTAGGCACAAGTGGGAACTTAATATATGGATTAGCGAGTAAACCCGTAGCACCAGCACATTTGGTTTATATAGGTGTAGTTAGTCGAGTTCACGCAACGGTTGGGGAAATATTTGTGAGAGTTCAAAACGGTTTTGAATTAAAAGAAATACACGATGTTTTAATTACAAGTGTTGCTGATAAACAAGTTTTGTCTTATGATAGTGCTAGTTCATTATGGAAAAATAAAACGATAGCAACTACTGACGATATACTATTTCAAGACATTACTATTAATATGCCTAGTAATGGACTTACTACTGTCAATAATGTAGTAGGAACTGCTTTAACTCTTAGTGGAACTCCCAGCATAAGAACAATTACAGACACTAATTTATTTACAAGAACAACAAGAGTGGCTTTAGAAACTACTATTGTACCAGCTAATGTTTTTGGATTTAGACAAGTTGTAGGCTATTTTAGTATAAATAGTGGATTTAAGGCATCCTTTAAATTTGGAGCATCAACGGGTGCCACAAATACAAATGTTAGATATTCAATAGGTGTTTTTGTAGCAAATTTTATTGTAACAAATGTAGACCCAACTACATTTATAAACTGTATGGCTTTTGCAAGAATAGATGGTAATAATAATTGGCAATTTATTCACAATGATAATACGGGTACTGCTACTGCAATAGATTTAGGTGCTTCATTTCCAGCAAATGTAGTTTCTACTGATATGTATTATGGTGTTATTGAAACAGTAAGCGGAAATATTAAATACACATTAACAAGATTAAATACAGGCGATACTGTTACAGGAACAGTAACTACTAATTTAGTATCTGCTTCAACTTTGCTTGGAATGTCTGCTGGATGTAGTAACAATCTTAACGCTGCAATATGCGCTTTGGATTTTGGTGGTATGCAATTAACAAAATTTACATAAAATGAAATATTATATAACATCGGAATTAGTAACGTTTAATGATTTAAACGAGGTTGTAATTATGTCAGATGGCGAACCTACATTTGAACTTTACAAAGCCTATTTAATAGCAAATGGAACTGTTTACAATAGAGAATTTTTTACACAAGAAGAAATTAATCAATACAATTTAGAAAATGAACTTTAATCAAATAGGCAATATTGCTCACGTATTTATAGGAGTTATTTTAGGCTACTGCATTTTAAACCTAACCGATGTTTACACCATAAACGATTACGCTTGGTTTTTAGGGTTTATGGGCGGTGCATTATCTTTAGTATTTATCGGTGGTGCTTGGGAGTTATTTCAAAATAACTTGTTTAAAATTCAAGGTCATATAAACGATGTTGTTTACACTGCTGTTGGTGGTGCAATAGGCGGTGTTTTAGCGACTTTCTATAAAGACTTAACACTTATTACCACTTACGGTTTTATCGTATCAATTTTAGCGGTTATTGGATATGTGTATTTAATGAATAAAAATAAGAATAAATGAATTTTTTAGCAGACAACTGGTTGACATTAATGGGTTTTCTTTCAGCACCAATAATGTATTTTTTAGGAGGTAGACAAGAAAAAAATCAACAACTACAAAAAGGTAATGTTGAGATTGAAACAGCAGAAGTTGATTACGCTGTTAAAGTTCGTGAGTTGTACGAAAGTTTATTAGACCAAGCGAACAAAGATAAAGAGTCTTTAAAACTTGATAAAGATGCTATAATTACTGAATTTAAAAGCGAAAGAGAATATTTAAGAACGCAAATTGACGAGTTGAAAAAACAAGCATCAAGTATGCAAGACCAATTTAATTCTATTCAATTAGCGTATGCAAAAGAAGTTGAGCAATCTCAAAATTGGGAAAAGTTACACCGAGAATTATTAGCGAAATATAATAGTTTGGAGGCTCTTTACGAAAAGTTAAAAGATGATTTTGATAAACATAAAAAAGCAGCGAAATGAGAATTGACCAAAAATATAGCACTTTGTTAAGAACAAACGGAATTAATACACCGTTAAGAACTGCTCACTTTATGGCTCAATTATCACACGAAAGTGCGGGTTTTAAACATTTAAAAGAATTAGGAAACAATACTTATTTTAAAAAATACGAAGGTCGAAAAGATTTAGGAAATGTTATTGAAGGCGATGGATTAAAATATAAAGGTCGTGGATTTATACAAATTACAGGTCGTGCAAACTATACGGAATTAAGTAAAGATTTAAAAATTGATTTTGTAAATAAACCCGAATTATTAGAACAAGAAGCAAACGCCATAACTTCTGCTTGTTGGTATTGGAAAAAAAAAGGATTGAATATTTATGCTGATGAAGATAATATTTCTACAATAACAAAACGTATAAATGGAGGGTTTAATGGTATTGAAGATAGAAAAAGATTACTTGCTGAATATAAAAAACTATTATTAGTTTAAATACATTCTATTCATAATAATAATAAATAGTAAATTAAAGTAGTGTTTATCACTACTTTTTTTATACATTTGAAAAACTAAACAAAATATTTATGCGAATTAGACTTAAACCACACGAAGCAATAGCGTTAGGATTTGAAGTTATAGCTAAAGAAAATTATGTACAAGGATTTCCGAAATATCGTTTAACCGAAAGCGATGTAAAACAACTAGACAAAATTAGAGATTTCCACAATTCTAATTTTAAAGAGATTAAAAGAACGCTAAACAAAGATGGCGAAGTAATATCTAAAATTGAAAAGCTAGTCCCTGATGCTTTAATTGATATTCCAAACAATCACATAATAAAAAGAGTATCTACAAATGTTTCCACAAAACAACAATGGGTAATTACCGAGCCTATAAAAGGTATAAACGTTGAAAAGGAAATTGAGGATTTACATAAATTGTTTTTAGCCGATTTAAGAGAGTATTCTCCAAAATACAATACTTATCAAAGAGAAAAGCAAAAAGAGGCTCATTTGTTAGTTATAGACCCAGCAGACATACATATCGGTAAATTATGCAGTGCGTTTGAGGTTGGCGAAAGTTACGATAATCAAATAGCGGTACAAAGAGTTTTAAGTGGTGTAAATGGAATACTTGACAAAGTAAGTAGTTTGAATATTGATAAAATACTTTTTGTTATTGGTAACGATATTTTACACATCGATAACCCTAAACGAACAACAACAAGTGGAACGCCACAAGATACTGATGGAATGTGGCACAGTAATTTTTTAATAGCGAAACAGTTGTATGTAGATATTATTGAAAAGTTAATTTGTGTTGCTGATGTAGAAGTAGTTTTCAATCCAAGTAATCACGATTATACAAATGGGTTCTTTTTGGCACAACTAATTGAAACGCATTTTAGAAATTGTGAAAATGTAAAGTTTGATTGTAGCATTTCACACCGAAAATACTTTGTATATGGTGAAAATTTAATAGGAACTTCTCACGGTGATGGAGCAAAGCAACAAGACTTGCCAATGCTAATGGCTCACGAAAGTAAAGATTGGGTTAAATGCAAACATAAGTATTTTTATATCCATCACTTTCACCACAAAATTAGCAAAGATTATATGAGTGTTTGTGTAGAAGCGTTACGAACTCCAAGCGGTACAGATAGTTGGCATCATAGAAACGGATACGAACACGCTCCTAAAGCAGTTGAGGGATTTGTACACCATAAAAAACACGGTCAAATAAT